TCCTTCCCTACGGTATTTACCTCTACTTTGATAAACGCGTTTGACACGTGATGCTCTGTGCCAAGCGGTTTTAGCATGTTTTTTATTCCACAGGTTTACTCGGCGTGAGTTTTTCACCTGTTGTTGGGTTGCCATATATTTTAATATCGTTTTGATCAACTGTTCTTACCTCACCTGTATGATAAAATCGTACTATGAATTGTGGGTTGCTATGTATTGATCCTGCTATCATAAACAACGCTACACCATATCCAAGTGGTGTTTCAACATCAAACGGATTTACTATCTCATGTATTGTCTGGATTATCATATATTATTTATTTTTTATTATTATGCTTATTCCCCATTTACCCCATATCATGTCTATACTTAAATAGTATTTTGTTTCATATGTTATGGCTATGGCAGGTATGACATACCACATATTGTAGTAAGTGTATGTTTGTATTTTCATTATTCTTCATTTAATAGTCTATCTAATTCATCTCTTAATGTTCTAACAGTGTATCCCTTATTGTATTTAGTATTTGGGTCTATATTTTTAATTTGATCTGCTAAATCTTCTCTAGCACCCTTATCATAAAACTCATGTTCAATAGCATTAGTTAGATCCCACATTTGATCTGTACCCGCAATTGATATTCTTAAATCATACCATTGCCATTTAGTTTTGTAATCTACTATACCATAGCCTTTAGTTAGTTTACGCTTTAATTCACTTAAACGTCTATTCCTAACACGTATAATTGAATTATCGTCTCCAAATAAATGTAAAAAACGTAATACAAATCTTGGACACCACCATGGTTTGGCTTTATAATCCATGAATATTACTAACGGCTCCATTGCTTTGAATATATCACTAGTGCCACTCCATGGTACACTACCTAAATAACCATATTTCTCATGAAACGATTTAGGAAAGAATACAGCACGAATATGATCTAATGTGATGTCCATTGTTGTTATAAACTTATACTTCTTGCCCTTGAATATTATCATCTTTATTTATTTTATATTATTAAGATAATAAAAAGAAAGCGGTGAGCCTAAAAGCTCAACCGCTAACTTCATGGCAGTCAAATGAACGTAACCTAATTAAACGAGTCCAAGAAACTCTTCGTTACGCATACGACGACGTGTAAGGTTATACATTGCATTAGCAACGATTTGATTTACCTTACGCTCACCTGCGAGGATGTAATAAATCATACGCTCACTGTAACCAGTTGTGTCAGCTAATTTAGCTACGTCACCATTGCGTTGACGGTTCTTGAAAAATGACAACTTGGCTGTGCGGTTCAAGTAATTCGCACGTACTTTAGTTTGAAAACTCATAACTGTGTTTTTTGTTAATAATTAATTTACTTATTTATATATTAAATATACTATCTTATTTTCGCGTAGGCAAACTTTTAAATGATTACTTTAGCTTCCTCTTTAATTGTATTGAATATATTCATTGTTTTTTCATCTGGTTGTGTGTGATGTACACCCCATCCTTTATCTATATTGGCTTGACTTATTCTATCTGTATAATATTTATTTTTATTTAATATATAATCTAATCCTAAAAATTTATAATGAAGTAATTTTAAATCTGATGTTTCTATTACTTTAATATCTGGTCCTATTAATTCATAATGAACTTCATGTCCACCTGGTTTAAAATTAATATCAACTACTCGTTTAGGATTAATTATACTTAATTTATTATAAAATGGATCTGGTGTTCCTGTTTTTATTTGTTCTGTTATTAGTTTAGAATAATTATTTGGAAATTCATCACTAACCATTTGGTAGCCAGTTGGTGTGAAAAAATCACAATCCATATTTTGTTCTAAATAATTTCTAAGACCAATTGGATGATAAATAAACTCATCAGCTTCAACTACAATACAATAATCTGAATTGTCTCCAATCCAACAAGTATTTTTTATTTTAGATAATATATCGTCTCTTAATGAATTGTTTGTTTTAAATGTTCTTATTTCTAAATTACCTTTATATTCATTTAATATTTTTAAAGTATTATCAGTTGATTCATTATCATAAACCACTATTTTATCTACTATTGTAGAATAATAATTTAATAAATGAGGCAATATTAATTGTTCATTATAACAAATTGTATATAATGTTATTTTCATTTCTTCTTTTTCTTACCTGATGTTTTAACTTCATATTCAATCTCATTCTTGTCTAACCACTCCATAAATGCGTTTGCTAATTTGAATATGTCATTACCATTTTTTAAACTTATATTTACTGATTTATCTTCCCAATGAAATGATAAACTAAATGGTGATGATTGTGGTGGTTTGTAAGTATAATTTGTATACAATGGAGTTGTATTAGTACTAGTAGTCCATGTTGTGGTTGTATTTGTATTTATTAATGTTGAATTGTTACTAGTAATTGCTGTACCTGTTAAATTAGCCATTGTTCTTGTTCCTTTTCTTGTTGACATATTATTTCTTTTTTGGTCTGCCTCGTTTTGATTTACCTGTCACAATTTGTTTAGCTTGTTCACTTAAACTATATAAAAATTCTCCCGTTTCATCAACATGCATATCTAACATTCCTTTTTCAACTAACCCATCAATTTGATCACTAACATAACGCTCACCTGCTTTATTATACATTTCTTCTAATTCAACATCATTAAATAAAAATGTATCTCGTTGACCGGTTATATATTCATTATAATGAATATCAGCTTGTGTTTGAATTTCTTCAGTTAAATACTCTAATAAAGCAATAGGCATTTGAGCATGTTCTGGTATTTGTTTTTCACCTTCAATAATTGTATCAATTACTATTTGAGCATAATCAGCTCCTGAGTTTATGTTGTCCAGCATTTTTATTAATTTTTTTCATTTGTCGCTCAATTTTCTTTTGTTGTTTAACTTCTTTTGCTTGTTGTTTAAGTACTTTTTCAGCCCCCGCCTTATATTTAATATCTACTTCTATAGGCCCATTACTAAACTTTTTTAAATCATATTTCCAAGTCTCAATAGTTAATTCATCCTCATAAGCACGAGTAAATTTAGTTGGTTTAGACTCTTGTTCAGCCAGTTCATCAGCTGACTGTCTGCCTCGTTTTTTAGCTTCATATTTCCAACTCATATTTTATTTTTAGGTTCATAAAAATGACCACACCATTTATTAACAAAATAATTTATTTGTTCTTCAGTCATTTTGCTTTTCAAAACAATGTCTGTCGCCATTTGTTTATTAGTCTCATCAGCTGACTCAAACATCATTTTAACTGTATCAAACATATTATTATCCATAATATGAACATACCTACCTGCTTGTTGATTGGCTTTGAATCTTTTACTCACTTGTTTACGAGCAGTACTTGATTTAATTGTTTTTTCAATTGGATTAAGATCATTTGATTTAAACCAATTTTTAAATGGTCTCATTGAATTATTTTTAAAATAACTAAAGTGATAATAAATAAAACAACACTCCAGAAAAATAATTGCTCACTATTTTTAACTTGGTTTGGTTTTTTACCTTGATAATCATTCATCATTAGTATATTTAAAGTCACTAAGTTTTAATCCCCAATTTAATGAACACATAGCTGCTTCACGCTCAGCTATTTTAGCAAACATTTTACATTCTTTTTGAAAGTATTCTTTCATCCATTTTTTCCACTCTTCATCCTGCGCCACAGTCATTGTCCACTCAGTGTACCACTCATCTTTACGGTCTGCTATTTGTTCATAAGTAACATCATGGCCAGCAATTTCAAACATTTTATTGATCACTGTCCTAACTATTTCTTCTGGTGTTGGTCTATGTCTACGCCCCATATTATTCTCCAATTGTTATATCAAAACGAGTGTGAGCTAATACCATTTTTTCCTTACCTAATTCAAATACTTTGATATTTTCAACATCAAGTGAATCATAATCTTCCATATCAATATGTTCTTCAATTGCTTTTATAAGATCACCTAATACACCCATTGCAATAACTTCATCTCGATTGTTATCAATAGCAATATACATTTGTTTGGAGATTGTTTTTTTCTTTGACATAATTTTGATTTTAATTATTCAACTACTACTTCTTTAATAATTGATTTACTTTTTGGAACCCAAGCGTTAACAGCTACTTCAAGCATTTCATTAGCTTTTTCTTCATCATCTTTAACTAAGTCAACAATTTGAATGTCAGTTTCTGTTTGTAGTTTAACATAGTACCAAGTGTCTACTTTACCATGTTTGTACTCAACTTCTTTCTCGATGTAAAATTTCTTTGCCATAACTTTGATTTTATTTTAATTTAAGATAATTTATTTATTTCGGTCTTCAAAATTCTTTTCAACTTCAGCTTTACGTTTATCAGCTTGTTTATACTCCCAACTGGTAGCATCCTCAATAAACGATTCAAATTTCTTTTCTAACACATCATATGTTTTAGTTGGAAAACCATCTCTATATACCTCAACATTATATTTATTACCTTTTTTACCCAATACTTTAAAACCTTGAATCCAAGTAGTATCATATTGTGATCGACCATATTGCATTTTAATTAAATGTGGTTCAGTTTTTATATTATATACTCGTTTATCATTATTATTCTTATCATAATTCCAATCTAAACTATATTGTGGTTTAAATGTTTTAATTTCAAAACCAATTTCTTTCATAGCGTCAGCGTGATCACTTTGAATTTCACTTGCTAATGTGCGTAAGGCATTTTCTAAATCAGTATGTTCTTTTTGAACAGCGCTATCAGCATCCCAAATCTTATTCCATTCATATCTCCACTCATTAATAAATTTATCACTAATTGGCTCTAAATTATTAACAAGTGAATGTAGTATATTAATATGGTTTAATTTATTATTACCAGTTAAATTATGCTTACCACCACCCCACTCTAAATCAACCCAATAACCTGCTTTATCACCTTGCCAAGTTGTATTTAAAATAAGTTCAATATTACTTGAATAACGCTCATTATCGGTTTTAATACGTAATGTGCGATTACTAAGCTCTAACTCCATACTGTCATCAATAGGAGCAAATGCTGTTATAAACGTTCTTATATTAGTGATTAACTCATGAGATGCAGGTTGTGTAACTGTTTCTCTATAAATCTCATGGGCTTGTTTCTTAGTATCTAATTGAACTTGAAGTGCGTTGTATAAAACTTGTTTAGTATTCATAACTTTTATTTATTTAAATATAATAAAGTAATTGAGGTGCTTATTCAGCATCCTCATTTACCGTTGTTCCGTAATAGATGCTATCGTTTTGTAATTGGTAACCAAACTTAACATCAACATTACCATTTCTATTCTTGATAAAGTTCATATATGTTCCACCACCATCTCTTTCTGATTCGCGTCTCATCTCCATCATTGCGTCCGTCATGTGTTTCAATTTATTTGAACCTACAAACTCACCTGATTTAGTAACTTGTTGAATCAACAAAAACGATGTGTAAGCGTCTTTCTTATTTTCACCTTTATTATTCTTAACACACAAATCAACCAACCATGATTCAGCTTGTTTACGATCCCATTTATTGTCGTCACGAACACCTTCAATAATTTCAGCAATTGAATCAATCAAAATCAAATCCCAACCCATATTCATAACACCTTCAATAACATCTTTTGTGTTATGCTCTAAATAATCACTCATAAATAATGTTTGAACAGAACCAAATTGTGGGAAACGTTGTGTGTATTTGAACATTTGTTTTTTACCCATTTCACCTGATATAAACAAACACTTACGTCCACGATTCTGAACACCAGCTAAAATATCTAGTAACACAGTTGTTTTACCTACTCCTGGGTCACCTATACACATAATATTAGTTGCACATGGTATACCACCTTCGTGTGAAATCAGGTCATCAACAATCATACCACTCTTCATTGTATCCATCATTCTTGGATCAATATCTAAATCATTCAACTTAACAATTTCAAAGTCAATTTTAGCAGGAACAGATACTTGATACTCCATAACCTGATTTTTACGTGGTCTACCTCTTCTTTTACCTGTATTCATACTTGTGTTTTTATTTATATTTAAATTTAACATCTCAGTTGCGGTCATTTGTTTTTTCTTTCTTCCCATTTTCTTACTTACTTTCTTATATAATAAAGATAGCATGAGAGTCGTGGTCATCCTCACGGATTTTCCACGAATTTCACGTTATAAGACGTTGATTTTCAACGTTCTATAGGACGTTAATTATCAACGTTCTATAAACAATTATGTTTTTGTAGGATATTACGTAACTTTGTTATGTCGTCTTTTGTGTATTTATCCTGGTTGATTTGATCACAAATATATGCGGCTTGTTTTATGTCACGCTCTAAATAAGAAATACGTGATGAGTGATCTCCAGTTTTTTTATTAATCCAGAAATGTAATTTATTCATCAAACATGTTTTAGTTACACCAACTAACTTTCTATTTTCGTTATGTTGTAATTCTTTATTATCAATTCCTTCTCCTAATACACCACTTAAGTCAATAGAGTATTTTTTAAGGTCTTGTCCCTTCTTATCACGATGCAGCATCTTGTCTGCAAATTTTTCAAATGGGTTGTGCATCGGTCCATATAAGGATTGTTTCGTTAAAAATTAGTTTAGTAAACTAAACTTTTTATACATAAACTCATTCCAACATAAGCAAACTGCTTCAATTGTTGTTTCTTCATTATCAATCACATTATTTTCAATCATTGCCTCAATTATTCGTTCTGTATGTTCTCTACAATCGACATGATATTGTTCATGAATACCTTCAGGAACATATTCATTAACATACTTACTAATAATTTCTCTAGTTGTGTAATCGATATTCATGTTATAAATATTTAATTAAACATAATTAGTTAATCAAGGTTAAAAAAGCCCCGATGTAGAAACATCAGGGCGATAAATAAAAATTAAAAGTATGAAATCTTAAATATTTTTAAATCAATCATTTGGTGAAAAACACTCGTAATAACAAACCCATTTATACTTTCTTTCCAACTTATTTGCCTCTCGTTCCATTGGATGTGATTTATAAGTATAAATTTTATCTAGTTTTTGATATTGTTTTTTAATACTGTGATACCTGTAATGTACAAACTCATGAATAATAGTTGATATGAAACCTAAAATTGTTCTATGATGTTTTTTACAAACATGTATTTCATTTTTCCATGGATCATAAAAACCAGCATATTGAGCTTTTTTATGAAACACTAACTTAGGATATGAACCATTTATAGGACTAACACCAAACTGTTTTTTACACCAGTTAAATATTTTAATAGCATTTGATCTTGTTATGTCATCCCTAGTTAACATATTATAATCCATTTAACATATCTCTAATTACAGCACATTCTTCATACATTTCATTTTTAACAAAAACATCTAAACATGTGTTTAATGATGTTCTCCATTGGTCACGCTCCAACACAAAATCAATAATATCATGATTACCTACTTTGGCTGAAAACGCAGTTACCTTTTTTCTATTTCTTTTATCATAAAATGCCTTTTTGATTTGAGTATATACTTCTATAGATATATATAAATCTTTGCCTTCAACCTTTGATTTAAGGTCACCAACTGATTTGAATTCAAATACTTTGGCCATGGCATTTTGTTATAAATATTTTAAAGCTGGGAGTACTATTTAACGTACTCCTCAGCTAATGTCCAAAGCGCTTCATTGATTTTTAAGTCCATGCTAAAGTTTTTAATTGCTCTAGCTTTACGAACCCTAGCACCCATTGTATATGAACAATTACCACCAATCAATTTTTCTTGAACTCGATTGAATACAGCCCATAAACTGTTACCAGCATCTTCATTACGTTCAACTTTAATTAGTTCATCAATATCAACTTTAACATTGTCACCAAAACGAACCAGTGCAGCACCTTTAGCGAATTTTTTCACTTGCCAATCACTCAATTCAATATTTTGAAACTCATTAATTTTCTTAACCAAACCTGGAAACGCCGCTACAGCATCAGATACTTTTTGTTGTAGTTCAGCAAATGTATAACCCATATGGCGTAATTTAAAATCACCATAATTTTGATCCATAACAACTAATCCATTTGAACATACCAATCGGAACAATCCAATTTGAAATTTAAATGAACTCAAACCATCATGGCTATTTGTAAGTAATATTTGTGGATAAACATTATCACCATTTGAACCAGTGATTTCAATACTTGGATTAAAAAACTTAATCATGTGGCGTTGATAACCAATTGTATTCTTTTTACGAGCTTTGATCTCAACTGCTTGACATGGTTTCCATCCCAACTGAATCATGTCATTGATTACTTTGTCTGTTGGAATGTGCACATAGTGCTTACTAAGATTACCTTTTTGATTTGTTTGGAAAACACTCGGAGCGGTTTTCTTAATGTCCGCCATGGACAGCTCATTAAATACTTGTTTCATAACTTTTATTTTTATTTATACCTAAATATATTATCTTTACTTGGGTCGATAGTGACTAATCCTAACTTCTTGTTTTTTCTCAGTCACGGATTGTTCTTCTTTACGCTGTCTAGCTGCTTTAACTCTACGACGTTCAAGTTCTAACTGTTCAGCTAAAGTTAATGAACTTGGATCTCGGTCCTCCAAATGTTGTTTCTTAAATTTACGGTTGAGTTTCTCGGCTTTATTTAACCACCTATCTTGCTCGTCTGCGTAATTTACGTGTCTTCCCATATTTTTTAATTTTTATTTATAATTAAATTTAACATGAGAACCCGGGTCAATCAATCACAAACGATTAATTATTGTGACCAATTCATTATAAGAACACACCCCAGTTCTTCTATTGACCACAACTCCATCACGTTCAAATATAAGTGTAGGAACACTCATAACTCCATATTGTAATGCTAAATCTTTATTTGAATCAACATCTACTTTTTGATAATTAACTCCTGTTTCCAATACTGCTTTATCAAATGTTGGTCCAAACATTTTACATGGGCCACACCAAGTGGTTGTGAAGTATTTAATTGTTAACATATCCTTTATTTATAAATATTATTTCCAAAACTGATACCAACGTTTTCTTTTAGGTGGTAAACATTGACTAAATGGATTATCACCAAATGATGCTCTTCCATAATATCTAGATGTCATCATATTAAGAAACACCTCATGATATTGTTCTGGTATAGAAGAGAAATCAGCTATAATTTTTATATCTAGTTGAATTGGTTCAATACTTCCATTCATTAACACTAATGTTTCTTTTAATTCAACATTTTGAGATGATTGGACAGTTAAATTACTTCCTCCACCTAGATAAATTTCATTCATATACTTAATTTAAGTTATTTAGTTTGATTAACCAAATTTTTCTCTTTAAGTGCCTTAACATGTTTACAATTACCCTTACTCCTCCAAAATCCCATACATGAACAATGGTATGTATTTTTATTTGGGTTATAAGTTGTTTTATATTCACCCATTGAACCTTGAATATGTTCAATTATTTTTTTCTGTTTAGGTCTGATATGAACAACATCATTATAAGTTGTTTCTGGATGTACTTCAATCCACATTGGTACTAGATATTTTTTACCATCTTGAGGCGATACAAATATGGTTGGAGGTAAATGATGTTCAATTTCATATTTGTGAACTACTACTTTTGATGATATAATATCATCTCGCTTAGGATGAATTGTATACGGTTCTTTTGAGTGAATAATCTCATTTGTGGACCGTCCATCACCATGAACATTTATTACATGATACAACATAACCTTTAATTTCAATAAATATAAGTTATAAATGGAGGTCAACTCCATAAACCTAATTGTTCATGATTACCGTAATGACCATTTCCATCTAAATAAAGTGCTTGACTAAAATAAGTGAAATTAATATTTTTATTATTAACCCATTCTGTTAATAGAAATGGTCCTATAGGCTCTAATTTATGTTGTTTACCAGTTGATATATCTATTTTTAAATTAATTCTTTGTTTACTATACTCAATACAATCTTTAAATAAACCTGGTTTGGCTATAATAAAAGCCTCATCAAACAATTCTTTAATGAATGGATAAGTTAATATTAAATCAACTTGAGGAAAATTATTATCTATTTGTATTTGATAAAATGATTTTTTCCATTTAATATCTAAATCAGTTATAATACCACCATATTTAGCTAATATTGTATATTTAGCCAAATTACATTTGCCCATAAATGAAAGACTATTAAATAAATCTATCAAACCAAACTCAGATATTATATTATTAACATCATTATCTTTCCAATATATGATTTGATAACCAGGATTAAGTTGAGAGCAAATTTTTATATTAGGTAAATACTTAACAGGTATATCACCTCCAATCCAAACATAATGAATCATCATACTCTAGAAATGAATTCTGAACCTGGTTCACTACCAGTATCAATTATATTTAAACTCTGTAGATGTTCCTTAAAATGATCATCTATTTCCCAATCTGATTTAGATTGGAATGTTGATGGATTATAATCTTCAATATGTTGAATTTGTTTATCAGTGAATATATTTCCAACATATAAAAAGTAATGATTGTAACAAAGTAATTCTAAATTTTCTATTGTCCAGTTTTTCTTATTACCATCCTTAAAATTAAGTATTAATGGTACTTTATAATCTAATACTCTACGCTCTTGGAATTGACATTTAGAACAACATTCTTGTAAATAACTTTCTTGTATTAATCTATTCTTTAACTTCTCAGGTGTATATGAGTCAATAGGTACTCTACCTTCAATTATATCTTTTAGAGCTGGTTCTTTACCTTTATTAGATAAAAATTTAGCTATACCTTTACCTGATTGGTTCTTATGTGACTCAAATAATGTTATTGAGTCAGGATCATTATCGTCTACTTTATAATTTTTAGCCCATTTCTTATAATGAATATATGAACAATGTAAATAACGAGCCGCCGCCCTATTGGACTTGGTCATCGCCATTGCTCTTTCAATATCCGATTTTAATAATGGTTTAGCCTTCATTATTTGTCTTAATATTAACTAACACATTCCATATATCTTCTGGAGTTGTTGATGGTACTAATTCTCTATCTTCATTAAACAATTCATTAAATGACCCATCTGGATTTATTTTTTCATATAAGTACCAACTAATTAATTCATATCCTTCTTTACCAAAATGAAGTAATATAAGTGAATCAATTATTTGTAAATACATTTCATCATAGGTACTAAAATCAAGTTTTAACTCTGTTTGAGTTAAAATAGTTCTAGTTTGAGCAGCTTGTAAAGCAAATATAATTGAAGTAAATAAATCCTTTTGCTTATCAATATAAGCTTTCTTTTTACGTTTAACTGTTGAATTTATTTTCAATAAAGCATCTACTGCTTTTTTTATTTCATCAAAACCTCCTTGTTCCATATTACTTTATTTTATCTATCAATAACTTTATTTTAGAACATTCTTCATATTGTTCACTTTCTATAAATCTATCTATACATGTTTGTAAAGCTTGTTTCCATTGGCTTTTATCTAACTCTAAATAATAATCACTTTTAGCTAATTGAAATAAAACAGCTGTTTTACTTTTAGTATTAATAGCATCTTTAATTCCAGCTATTGTTTCTGTAAATACAGCTTTAGTAAACACTTCATTTTCACATAACGCATCAATATCTGTTTGTCCTTCACCTTTAACTGTAACTACCATTGATGGTATCTGTCTATTTGATTTTTTAGCCATCGACTTTATTTATTATAAATATGAACAAAATTATGTTCATATGTTGTCATGGCATATATAGATATTTTAAATATATCTAGTTCAAATTCACCTATTTCACCTGACTCAGTTATAATGTCTGGAAGACTAGTTATAATATTAAATGATTCTTTAGTTAATAAAGAGGCATCAAATTCAATTATAATATCATTATTAAGAGGAGCATTCCATGGTTTGACTCTACTAAGCATATTCAATGTAGTATGTTTTTGCTCTTTATTTAACCAATCAGCATAACTAGCGTCAGATGAAATTTCTGAACACCATGGTTCTAAAGTAGCTAACATTTCAATAGCACAATTACTTACTCTAAATCCTATATTATACTTATGAGGTATAATTGGTTTCATGAACATATCATGTTTAACAAAATGTCCCCACTTACGGACAAAATTTCTAGCATTTTTATTTGTTGTGTAAAGCCATTCTTCACTATTCTTACCAGCACCACCTCCAGCATGTTTATTAAATCTACTTCCACGACTAGTGAAATGATAAACTAAACCATCCCATGATTGAATTACTTTATATCCTTTTAAAACAAAACGATTAAATAAATCACTATCTTCTTTTGATTGAGGAGCAAATAACTCATCGTGTCCTCCAATAGCTAAATAATCTGATTTATACATACACCAAGGTGCAAATATACCTTCAGTAAATCTATCTTTATTTAATTCAATTAGTTTATTACAATATTCTTTAAATTTAACTTCTTTAAATTGATCAGCTTCAATTCCAAAGTCCTCAATTATTTTTTCTGGACCAGCTGGATGTAATGGTGGTTCAATTCTAGTAGCACTCACTACTGTACCTGGTTTAAGATGTTTAAGTATATTTTTATCTAAATCAACCCCAGCAACCATATCAGCATGAAATGCAAATATAATCTCTGTTCTAGCCATTTCAATACCCTTATCAAACATACCTACAATACCAATACGTTCTGGTCCTGGGTTATGATATGTAATTAAATCCTCATCATTAAGTGATTTAATCCATTCTTGAGTTCCATCTATACTAGCATCATCCAAAACTAATATTTCATGTTTAGTTTCTAAATCACGAATTGATTTATATGCTAATTGTAAAAATTCTAAATTATTTCTACTTGGTAGTACAAATGTTATTTTATCCATTTAAATAATTTTTAATATAATCTTCTAAGTTTAATTCTGCTTCCCATCCTAATACTTCTTTAGCTAATGTATCTGTACATAATGTTACTTCAGCCTCACCTGGTTTATTAGCTTCATATTCTATCTTTGTTTGGAACATACTGGCTACTTCTTTAATAGAGTAATTTTTACCTCTACCTAATTCAAATATACGTCCCCAAGCTTGTTTTTCATTTATTAATATTAAGGCTTTAACAATATCATCAACATGAGTAAAGTCTCTACGTTTTTCACCTGTACCATATATTGTGAGTGGTTGTTTGTTTTCATAAGCGGTTTCCCATTTACCAATCACAGTACAATAAGCACCTTCTTTTAAATGACTAGGACCATACACATTATAGAAACGAGCAATAGATGCTTTTAAACCATAATGTATTTGAAATAATTGAACTATTTCCTCACTTACATCTTTACTAAATGTATAAGGATTTTTAAACTTACCTGACCAATGTGAACTGCTACCTGCAAACACTAATGGAATATTTTTATCAGCGCAATATTTAGCTATTAATAAAGTACCATTAGCATTTATCTCAAATGTATCAATAGGTGTTTTGAATGAAGGTTGAATACGGGCTAAAGCAGCTAAATGATATACAATATCAAATTCACCCCATACTGAATAGTCTGTTATGTTTCTAATATCAAATTCAACATACTTAGCTCCATCCACATGATTTGATTTATAACCAGTAATATAACTATCTACTGATGTCACATCATGTCCTTCACTTACTAGTTTCTTAATTAAATTAGTGCCTATAAAACCAGCACCACCTGTTACTAAAATCTTCATAATAAATTAATTACATCTTGTTTAAATTGTTTAACAATAAGTTTACTATTATATTTTTCTTTTGTATTTACTAAAGATTTACTACTCACCTCATTATAAAAATCACTATCATTTAAAAGCAAATGTATAGCGTTTTTAATTTGTTCATAATCATTATATTCAAATGATATATCTGGAAATATATCTTTCTGAGTATCTAAATTAATATTACCTATTAATGGAACACCTAAAGCACCAAATTCTAAACTACAATTACCTCCAGAAAAATTTTGATGAATATCTATTCCAAATTTAGAATTATATATAAACTCAAACCATTTATTTAAATCCATTCTATTTTTTAACTCTATATTAGATAATACATACTCATCAGGAAATGTTAATAATTCATTAGTTATTGGTCTTTTATAAGACATAGCGTATATAGGAATATTTTTTATATTATCTGAAGCCAGTTTATGAGAAATCATTCCTCGTTGATATCTTTTTATAGGATTAGGGATAACAACATATTGTCCTTCATCAAATTTTTTAGATGACTCAGCTAAAATATTAGTACACCCAGGGTATTTAATAAAATTAGAACAAAATACTTCCATTACCTTTTTATCATGCTCACTATGGTAACAAAATGCTTTACATTTAGATAAACATTCAATATATGCTTGTTGAGTTTTCGCATCCCAATCAAACCAATCAAATATATTTGACTCTTGATTAATGAAAATAGTATTATCATCAATAATAGAAAGTAACTTATTTAATTTATTAAACTCATCACTACATGGAGTTTGAACAAATATAATACTGTTTTTAGGTATATCATAAATTTCATTCCAAGAAACTGTTATCCAAGGAAAATACTCAATATATGCTTGAGGTAGTCTATGTAGATCAAATTTATGACTTCCTCTAGAATATCCTAATTCATTTATATAGTAAACATTATCCATATTACTGTTTCCAATCCCATTTACCTCCATTATCATAAAAGTATTGAATTGTTTTCTTCAATGCTTCTTCTAATGATGTAGGTACTTTATCACCTATTACAGAATATAATTTAGTATTGTCTGATTGTAAATGCCATATTTCCCATGGTCGTACTCTAGCTTGATCAACTTCAATTTCTACACTTTCATGTCCTATTAATTTGCCAATCAAATGAGCCAAGTCATAAATTTTGATTCCCTCCTCGCTTCCCATGTTATACACTTCTCCAAACTCACCTTTCTCAAGTAATTCAACAGCCATCCTAACAGCATCACCAGCATATTGAAAATCTCTAAATGAGTTATTACCTAACTTTACTTTATTAGATTTTGATAACTGAGAGATAATTTCTGGAATAACATACTCATGTGTTTCTCTTTCACCAACACAGTTAAATTGTCTCATAGCTATAGCTGGTACATTAGCTTCTCTCCATCTTACTTGTACTAAACCATCTGCTGCTAATTTAGACACACCATAAGTTGAATGTGGTTCTACTGGGTCGCTTTCTTTAATTTTACCAACCATATCACCATATATCTCAGCTGATGATACTTGTAATAATCCTTTAATTCCTGTTGTTTGACAAGCATTTAATACTCGTAGTACTGATGTAGCATTGATATCAAAGAAATGCATCGGGCGTTCAAAACATTCAGGAATATAAGGTTCAGCAGCATAGTTAAAAACATACTCAACATTATTTTCTTTTAATATTCTAGCTAATTCATTTTCATTATCTCTAATATCATGCCAAATAAACTTAGCTTTTGAGTTAATGTTTTTTGTCTGTCCTGTAATTAAATTATCTAATACAATCACATTACAATTTCTTTCATCAATTAAATAATCAACCAAATGGGAACCAATAAAACCAGCTCCTCCAATAACGCATACGTTTGTGTTTACTATTTGTCTCATTTTTATTATTTTTTATTATTTTTTATTATTTTTTATTTATATCCAACTATCAAAAAATCTCTAACTTTATTATTATGAAAATAACCTTCACCTACTTCAATATTAGTAAAACCAGCATTCATCATTAGTTCACCTAATGTTTCAGGGCACCAAGCCCATTTATGTCCTGCGGTTGTTTCCCATCCAAATAATTGCATCACACCATTAGCACTATTTATTTCTTTAGGATTACTATTATCTAATATATGTTTAGCTATAGCTTTAACATTACCTGTCTCTATTATTATTCTGCCTTCTTTTTTTAACCAACCAAACCATCTTTTCAATAACATACTCATATCCTGATATGATATATACATTGCAAAATGAGATAAAATAATTTCTTCTACAGTGTTATTTTCCCATTCTAATGTGAACACATCAGCTTCTTTATCAACCTTCATATTTCCATGATACATGGACTTGTTATCAACATTAATATATCCATCTAGATACATTTGACCAGATGCTAAATTTAGTTTCATAATTGTTCTAATATTATTTTACTTATAAAATCAATTTGTTCATTTGTTAATTCAGTATATGTTGGTAATATAACACCATACTTAGCTAAATACTCTGAATTAGGTAATGGTTCATTAGAGTTAATAAATGGTTGTTTATGTAATGGATAGAAAAAATGTCTATAATCAATATTATTATCTTGTAATGCTTTAATTACTTTATCATAATTATCTTTAACTACAATTGAATAATACCAGTATACATTGTCATATCCTTTACCATTATAAGGTAATTGAATATTTTTATTTAATTTAAGATTTTTATTATAGCGTTTAGCTATTCTTTTTCTATGTTTAATAGTTTTTCCTATATTTTGAAGCTGGCCTAATCCGATACAACATTGTAAGTTAGTCATTCTAAAATTAAATCCTGCTTCAGAATGAATATAACGTTTACGTTCTACAAAGTTGATATTTCTATCTGCTAATAATTGTTTATATGTTTCTTCATCATCTGTTAATACCATTCCTCCTTCACCTGTAGTAATGATTTTATTAGCATAAAATGAAAATGTACTAATATCACCTATTGATCCTGCTTTAACTTCATTATGATAACCACCATGTGCTTCAGCTGCGTCCTCAATTATTTTAATATTAGGATATTCTTGTTTTAACTTAATTATATCATCTGTATTGACTAATAAACCATAAGTATCAACTATGATAATAGCTGATGTATTAGATGTGATTTTACTTTTAATTGTTTTATAAGTAGCATTCCATGTTTTAATATCAACATCACAAAATATAGGTGTTAATCCATTTTTTTCAACTGCGTTTAATAACGAGGTGATAGCCATTGATGGAATTATTACCTCACTATTTTTAGGTAATTTAAGTGCTTTAACAGCTAAATATAACGCTGATGTTCCACTATTACAAGTAACACCATATTTTCTTCCACAATATGAAGCAAATGCTATTTCAAATTCTTCAATTTGTGGTCCATAAGCTAGATAATTTTCTTTAATAGCTTTGATAGCTAATTGTTTATCTTCTTTATACAAATATGGAATGGACATTGGTATCATTTCAATAAATTTTTTTGGTATAAAATAGGTCCAATAGTACCTTTATGATGAATCATGAAGTCACCTAACACAGATGCTTCAATTACTCTACTTCCAATTGGAGATATTTCACCCATTGGGTCACAAAGATTATTATATTTTAAATTTAATTCTTTTCTCACAGCATCAAAGGTATGACAATCTGTTTGGTATTCCAAATTTAATATGTCTTCTTTTATCCAGTATTCAAAATTTCGTTTTATAAATTCTTTTGTACCTGGTTTACTCATATTAAATCCTAAATATCCTGTTTCAGTATGAGTATCTTTACTTGTAGCCTCTACAGTCCTAGTATGAACATATTCACCATTTGGAGTATATGATCCATGTCTCATTAGTTTAAAATTTTCTCTACCTAAGAAAGCAACATTGTAATCTGATAATATAGAATCAAAAAATGATTCTTCTACTTTATCAATGAATAAACAATCTGAATCTATTGAGCTAAAATTACCATCTATAACTTCAGAAGCATACATCATAGCTACTACAGGCCTAAACCATTTGACACTTCTAGGACTACTATACTCATCTGTAAATGATATTTTAGAACTCAATGTTTTATCAACATATGGAATTATCTTTTCATTATTATATTCATATGTCATTAAATTAACTATCACTATACTAGGCTCATTAACCCATTCAACTAACCAATCAGGATAAAACTCAGTATATGGATCATCTTCATTTTCAAAAAACACATACAGTTTATGTTCATTTGAATTTTGAGTTTTAATAAATGATTGTAGTAAATTCCTACCACATATTTTATATATCTCCTCAGTAAAAGTAGTTATAAAATTCATATTATAAATTTATTTTGATTTGAGCCTATTATAGATAAATTATGATAAGGTATTTTTATATTTTAATATTTTTAAATCGTTATTAATCATAATTTTAACTAAATCTTCAAAAGTGGTTTTTGGATACCAATCTAATTGTTTATGTGCTTTACTATAATCACCTCTTAAAATATCAACTTCAGCTGGTCTAAAAAATTTAGGATCAACTTTAATATATGGTTCCCAATTTTCAATCCCAACATACTTAAAAGCAATATCTAAAAATTCTCTAATAGATTTTGTCTCACCAGTGGCTATAACATAATCATCAGGATTATCTTGCTGTAATATCAACCACATGGCTTCAACATAATCAGGAGCGTATCCCCAGTCTCTTTTTGCATCTAAATTTCCAAGACTAATACAGTCTGATAATCCTAAAGCTATTTTAGCTACACCATTAGATATTTTTCTAGTTACAAATTCAATACCTCTTCTTTCAGATTCATGATTAAATAATATACCACTACAAGCAAACATATTATAAGACTCCCTATAATTTTTAGTTATCCAATGTCCATATAGTTTAGACACTCCATATGGAGAACGAGGATAAAATGGTGTATTTTCATTAGCTGGGTTTTCAATCATACGACCAAACATTTCTGAACTAGATGCTTGATAAAATTTTATTTTAGGATTAAATTCTCTAATAGCCTCTAATATTCTTAAAACACCTAATCCAGTTACTTCTGAGGTGTACTCAGGTGTGTTCCAACTTTCTCCAACAAACGATTGAGCGGCTAAATTATATACTTCATCTGGGTTACTTTCTTTTAAACAACGAAACAAAGAATTTTGATCAGTTAAATCTCCTTGTAAAAAAGTAATTTTATCTTCTAAATGTTTAGTATTTATTCTGTTTCTAGAAGAACTTCTTCTTTCAACTCCATATATTTTATATCCTTTTTTTAAAAGGAAATCAGCTAAATGACTTCCATCCATCCCACTTATACCTGTTATTAATGCTGTTTTCATTTTTATTTATTTATAATTTTTATAAAATCATTATGGTTATAAAATCTATTAGATGACTCATTTACTAATATTTCAATATTTTTATCTGATAGATTTTTAAATTTTTCAAAAATATCAATTTTATTAGTACCTATTGAATAAGGATTGTTTTCATCTAAAACATATAATCGTTTTTTAGGATGTCTTCGAGCGTGGACTTTTAATAAGTTTTTACAAATAAACTGAATGTAATTTTCTTTACAAAGTTTTTGAGCCATAATACTAACACCATGGTCATCATTATATATTAAACATGATGGAACATTTACTCCAAATTTAATTAAATCTGATGTGAGAACCAAACAAGAACCATCTAACTTTGGATAGTTAATATAATTAAATTCAAACTGATCAATTTCAGAATTTATTTTATTCATTTCTTCAATTGTCATTCTTGATTTAGCTTGGTTAGGATTTAAATGACTATCAGGTCCGTCCTCAAAAATATGATTTATATATCTTGGATGTACAGTTGGATCCCAACTCTTATCCCACATTTTTCTATCAGCAAAGCAAACTATATATCTATATAAATTTTGTGATTGAGTATACTCAGATAATACTTCCAAAGCATGAAGTGCTTCTTTTGGGAAAAAACTATCTGTCTCTCCATGCATCACATAATCAACTTTTTTACAATAATTATAATTCAAATCTCTTCTATAATCAGCATGGAAATAAAAATCATCTTCAGGTGTGATAATTTTAGTAATAATATTAGGAATATTTATTTGTCTTAAGCGATCAACACCATCATTAAATTGTTTAAGTAATTCTTCTTTAGATATTTTAGAAGTATCAATTTTCTCTATTTTTTCTGATATATTAAAACATAAATCGATATAAACATTTTCTTTGTTAGAAATAGATTTTAACATGTTTATTAATCCGCTTATATATTCTTTATATATTTCTATTTCATAGAACATAACATGACATCCTATCACATATTTTTTAGTAAGTTGCATAAGTAAAATATATTTAAATGTTTTTATAAATTTGTTTTCCATAACTTAAAATAATACCTTCTGGTCCTATTAATTCAAAACTATGAGTATCACTAGTTTTAAATGTATGTCCTTTAGGTTGTCCAATATAACATTCTACTTTTAGACCACTTTGAATTGACTCATCAATAGCTGCTCTTACGCCATTAAATTCTGGATGTGAGTAATCATCAAATATTAAATAAATTCCTTTATCAGGATTAAAAAAGGATAATGCTCGGTTTATATCTTTAATTACACTATCATAATCATGTAAACAATCTATAACTACTACATCAAAATATTTAGGGCAAGAAATATAAGTTAAATCAGAGTAAGCATTTCCATTGATAAATTCTATATTATTTCTTTCACTACAATGTTTTTTAGCCTCAACAACATTATGTTCCATTAATTCAACAGTATAAACTTTATTTGAAACATAAGATAATATTAATGAAGTTAAACCTTGATTTGTACCTATTTCTAAAGATTGATCAATTTGTTTATCAACTAAAAAATCATATAAGTTTTTCTTAAATATTCTGCTAGTAGTACTTTTCCATCTTAATTCTTTATCAGGAAGAGTATTTAATAATTGGTCTATGTTCATAATAAATTAATTATAAAGTTTGTTATAGGTACGTTCCATCCAATAATAATCATCTCTAGGATTTTGAGGTATAGCATTAAAATGATATATCCATCCTGCTTCTAAATAAATTAATTCATCTGGCCACCAAGCATGACCTGGGAGATGAAGCATGTGTTTATCAAACATTGATTGAAGATTATAACAATCTGGAAGATATTTAACTTGGACATTATATTTTTGTAAAAGATAATTTATTATAGTTTGATCAGTACCTGCTTTAATTTTAGCAGCTAATGTATTAATGTCATTTAAATTATCTAAATAAAATTTTTGAATGGTTTTTAATAATTCTTCATGTTGTTTATTTACAATTATGAATCCACCGTTTATATATTTCCATGGTTTAACTTTTTTATCATTAGGAAATAAAGCATCACCCCATTCTCTAATACTTCTTATAACCCACTCATAACATCCACTATTTAAGACACCACAAAATTTATTATCTGTTTCTTCAAAAAAATTAGGGCAATCAGGATGAATTATAGTATCAGCATCTACTAATAACACTTGATCAAACTCAATATTGTTATGTTCTAATATGTCAAACACCCAGTAACGTTGTAATGTTACTTTCATAATATTAGGATCCATAATTGGATCAGTCCACTCAACAACTCTCACATTGTCAAATTTTTCAGCCCATTTTTTCCAACTGTTAATTGAAAAATGATATGGCCTGTTCCTATTATTTTTAGCATCAATATTTGGTATAAAAACTATATTCATAACTCATTTATATCATTTAGTCGTTTAAACCTGGAATCAGCAGCGTTTATTTTAGATAATATATTTAATTCAATATTATTTTTTAAACACCATTCATATAAAGATAATGTTCCTTTTATACTATCCAAAGTTTTTTCTTCTTCTCCTGACATAACATTAAAATTTGTCTTATTATGATCATATGAATGTTTACCAGTTGTTAAATCCCAACCTATAGTTATAATTTTTTTACACCCAATTAATAAAGCCATCGGTATAGCTTGTTCAAATAAAATTGAAGTACCCCACCATGATTGAGGTTCATTTTGTAACATAAACATCTTATCCCAATCTCCAGATTTATGCATACATTGGTTATAAGTTATATAGGGTGGATTAACAATTGGTACCCATATATCACATGGGTGAGGTTTAATCATTAATTTTTCAATTTGATCATTAACATATGATTTTGCCAAACCATAGAATATAATTAAATCTAAATTAACATAATCATATCCTTTATATTTATCAAAGTTATAAGTATTAACAATATGAAAATCAGATGTCTCCTTACAAACATCATAAGCTTGTTTTATAGGAATGATAACTAAATCTTCTCTAGTTTTAAATATTTCTCTTAATTTAACATGATCATGATTATTTAATGTAGGACCAGGAGCTACAATGATAGCAGTTTTGTTCTGGTATTTGTTTTTTAAATAGTCTAATCGTTCTTCTATTGATTCAAAACGTAATAAGTCTTGTTTTATATTTTTAGTTTCTAAAACCATTATATAATATTTGAGCTGTTTGAAATTGCCATTCGTAATCTATATCAAATGCCTCTAATTCATTCATAGGAAATAAAACAGGATCATTTTTTATTTTCCAACTACCAACCCATTTACCTTTACCTATACTATCTATTCTAGAAGCATATAAACAATGAGCTGCCTCATATGTTGTATCTACTGCTTTTGTATTTAATAAGTCTTGTCCTTCAGGCCATTTATTAAGTAACTCACCTTCATTATTCCAAAAATAATTTTTTTTCTCTATAACAGCGAATAATCCTTCTTCATCCTGGTTTAAGTAAGTGTTAATAAAATTATCTATAGTACTTGTTTTTAATAATGGATTACATCCACTCACTAAAATAACATACTTGTAAGGTAATTTATTATACCATTCAAATAAAACATCAATACCATTATCAACATTGGCTGATTCATAAGATCGTTTATAAATGTTAATAGGGTATTTATTACCTATACTAATTAGTTCATCTTCAAAAACAGATAAATAAATCTGATTGTTAGGTATATTTTCACAATCTAATAATTTTTGTATAATAACATCAGTTAGAGTAGTATTACAAAATGGTTTAACCATTTTATTAGGCACTCTTTGAGAGTTTAAACGAGCCTGAACTATAAAACAAATATCATTTACTGATTTCATTGTATTTGATCTAAATTGAGGATTGTATTTTCATCAATAAAAGTCTTAGCTACTTTATTTATAAATTTATCTCTATCACTCCATTTAAATCCATCTCCAGGGCTAATCATATGAATTTTATCTTCAGTTATAATTTCTCCTGGTTGTATAAATATATTAGTTGCTAACGAACGTTCTAATTTCTTTGAGGCTAATTCAATAGAATCATCTTTAAATAAAGCCATTTGGCCTAATCCTAATTCAAATGTTCTAATATCATGTAGTAACTGTTTTACCTCATGAGACTCAGATGAACCAGCTTGATCAGTACCTTTCATATTCTTATCTAATGTGACATGTTTCTCTATAATTTCAGCTCCCATAGCGACAGCAGCTAGAGAAATATGAATACCTAATGAATGATCTGAGTAACCTATTTTATTATTAGGATATTTTTGTTTTAAATATTTTATAGTGTTTAAATTCAATCTACTAAACTCAGCTGGGTATTGAGATAAACAATGTAGTATTGAAATATCATAACTACTATTTTTATCAAATATTTCTAATGCTGTTTCTAATTCAGCTTCACCAGCCATACCTGTAGATAGAATAACTGGTATTCTAGTTTTAGCTATAGCTTCAATTAAAGGTATATTAGTTAAATCTCTAGATGCTACTTTTATTTTATCAACAGGAGCTATATCTAGTAATTTTAAAGTCTTAAGTGAGCATAATGTTTCAATAAAATCAAAACCTAAACTTTTAATATACTTGCCTAACTCAGCATGTTGTTCATAACTTAATTCTAAATATGCTCTATGTTCACCATATGTTTTACCAAATGAATGTTTACCAGTATATGGGGCTAACATTCCGTTTTTAGATAATTCTTCATCTAAATCTCTCTTAGTTAATTTAATAGCGTTAACTTTATTTAATCTGTCTCCACTTATTTCATCATATGGATACTGATTAAGTTGGTCAATTAATTTTTTAGCTATATCAATATCACCATTATGATTTTGCCCTACTTCAGCTATAAAGTATACTTCATTATTACTTTTTACAAACATATTATATTTCTTCTATTCGTTTTGTTTTATCACATATTAATAGATCATAAGGAGGTTTAACACCAACACTTAATTCATGATATTTACATCCCCATTCATCTAATTGTTGTTTAGTAATATTATAATAATCAATTTTAGTGACACTACCTCTAGCTGTCCAATAAGTTATATGATGTCCTTCATCATATAGTTTATTTATTTTATTGATATTTTCTGAGTTTGGTTTAGCTAAAGAATATTCTCTTTCTTTATCATAAAAACAAATTGTCTCATCTATATCAACATAGATAATCATTATATTATTTTTGATGTGGTGTTGGAGTTGGAGTAATTGCTCTACCAACCAATTGCTTCCAGTCTTGTTCTGGTCTAACTTCTAAATTAGTTTTCCAAGCTGCCTCAAGTGTATTCATATCAACACCTAATTCTTTACCCATTGTAATTAACGCATTAATATCTTTAGGAAAACATGTTCCTCCAAATCCTAATTTACCATCATGACCAGGAACATTAGTATGTGAATTACCAATACGAGGATCAGATACAAATCCTTCTAAAGCATCACTCCAATTTACCCCTAATACTTTAGACATTCTATAGAACTCATTTACAACAGATACTTTAACAGCTAAAAATGTATTAGCCATATATTTAATAAATTCTGCTGTTGTAGTATCAGTTAGTATATAATGTTTCTGTCCAAAACGAGCTTTAAATAACTCTAATACTTTTTCAGTATGTTGTTTATCACCTCCAATTACTACTCTAGATTGAGTCAACATATCTAGTTTAGCTGTTTTCTCAGTTAAAAACTCAGGACAAAACACTATATTAAAATTATATTTTTCATTTAGTAATTTTGTTGTACCTGGTAATACAGTTGATTTTAAAATAAAAATAGCGTTTGTATTATATAGACCAATGTTACTAAAGAAATTTTCAATATATGAATTATCTTGTTCACCATTTTCTTTCATTGGTGTTGGTAACGCTACAAATATAAAATCTTGAGATAATACTTCAAGTAATGTATGAGTTGCTTTAACAGGATTAATATCAAATATTTTAACATCAGCTACAGGTGAAAAAGCATATGCTTGAGATTCACCTACAAAACCATTTCCTATAATACCTACTTTAAATTGTTTCATAAAATTTATTCTGTTTTTCTTGTCTTTCAATTGTTTTAGGATGTACTAATTCGTATCCTTCAGGTAAATTGGCTATTGTTTTCCAACCCATAAGACGTTCATGTACTTTATTTTTCCATTGAATATCTTTTTTATTAGCACAAATACGTGTTTGATAATCTGGATAGTTAATCCAACCATTATCATCTACAAACCAGCGCCATTTATCAATATGGCTGCGAGTTAATCCTTCAACAGTGTTGATTCTAGGTACGGCGATTAAATCTACTAGACCTTTATTCATATCCAATATGTTATGAATATTTTCAGCTAAACCCTTACTTAGGTACTCATCAGCATCAATAAAAAATACCCAATCACGTGTACAGTGATTTTTAACATTATTCTTAAATGTTGCGAAGTCACCATTTAGTGAGGAAAGTATTCTATGATATTCAAATTTTTGACCAACATTGTATTTAGTAGCTACTTTCTTTACTTCATCTGTAGCTGTATTGTCTAACTGAACCATTATTTCATCTTCTGGTTTAACAATGGTTACTAATTGGTCTAATAGACGTTCTAATTCAATATGTTCATTCCAAGCGGTGATAGCAAAACTAATAGTAGTCATAATTTAATTTTAAATTAATCCAATATAATGACATGCTTCATCAAACTGTTCCTTACTAAACATCATTAATGTTTTAGGATCTGATTTGTGAGTAGCGCCTTTAAGTTTTTGTTTTTCTTCTTCTGTTGTTTCAATTGATTTAATACCTGCCCATCCCCAATTATCTTTACTAGTACCATTTGCAAACACAGTACCTTTATCAGATATATTGATAACTGTTGGATACCAAACTCGTTTTTGATCATCTATAAATTTAATATCTTTATATAGTTCAGGCATTACTTCTTCTGTTTCAGTCATTAATTGACTACCTTCAATCATTAATTCATTAGTCATGAATCCACAGCTCATACAACTCCAAACAGATATACCTTGTGGTTTATATTCATAACATGCATCTGAATTACAATGAGAACAAATTACTAATTTATCTTCCATAATTAAAATATTTTACTTTCTTTTGGTGGTGGGGTTTGAATACAAGTAGGGGTTATTTTTATTTGAGGTGTATCTTCAACTTCATCTAATTTATCTTTTATTTCATCCCATTGTTTAGGAGTAATGTTATAAGAATTAGCCGCTGTAGCAAAACCTTTTAACCAAATAACAAAATCTCTACTTGTCATTAATCTAATTTTTTAAGTTTAGGTAAACTAATTTTAGGTGCTTCAGTAACTGAACCTAATTTTTTTAACGCTGGTAATTTAAGTTCAACTTGTTTAGGTACTCTAGTTTCAAAGATATTATTTAATATCTCAGCCATTTTATCAAATGAGTAATTTGTTTTAGCAAAATGAGCTTGACGTTTAGCTTTTTCTAAATACTTATCATAATCATTATAAACTGATTTATAAGCATCAGCAACTTCACCATCGTTAGGAGTAAACCAACTTGATTCAGCTAATATCATATTTTTAGCTTGAGCTGACTTATGAACTGGATTTAAAGTACCATTCACTAAAACATTATATTCTGGATGTAAGAAATCAATATGTCCACTCCAATTACTAGCAATAATAGGTTTTTTAGATAAACTAAATTCAAGTAATGGTCTTCCAAATCCTTCACCTTTAGTTAATGACACCATTGCTTTTATTTTATCATGGTTATATAAGTCATTTATATCCTTATCATCTAAATCACCATGTAACAAATAAATGTTTGGTAAATCACCTTTAACAGTACTTTTAATAGCATCAATCTTTTTAAGTACTTCATCTCTATCCATTATAGAGTTAGTTACTTGGGCTGTTTTTAAAATTAAAGCTGGTTTGATTCCTTTTTTATTCTTAAATGTTTCTAAGAATGATTTAATCATGTAACCAACATTTTTTCTATCTTCACCTATATCACCTTGTAACCAGTGGCCTACAAATAAGAAACAAAAACTTTCTTTAATTTCATCTAAAGCTAAAACTAAATCTGTTTCTTCTAACTCATCATTATTAATAGCGAAATATTTATTTAAATCAGCTCCCTCAAATAATACATCAACTGGTTTTTCTAATTTAATAACACCTACTAATTGTTGACTATTTTTATCTTTCTTTTCAAAAACAGATTGTTCAAATACTTGTTTAGCATGATTTGATGACACTAAAGTCAAATCCATTCTATTAATACCTTCAATCCATGTTGGATCACATACTGTTGTTTCAATACCTGCTGTGATACCAATATTACATTTACCAATTGGTTGAAACTCATTTGGTACTGTAATTTGAATCCAAACATCAGGTTGTTTAGGTAATTGAGGTTGGCGCCAAATTAAATCTAATAACTGTTTATCTTCAGTTTTATTAGGATCTAAAGCATTCCAAGCTGTGTTACCCCAACGTTGAGAAATAACTTTAACATCATATTTGTCATATTTCAAAAGTGCTTTAACTATGTCTCTAGATCTAGCACCATACCCTGACATTGTTTCAAGAGGGCAACTTATAACTACTAATGGTTTCATAACTTATCAATAAACTAATTTGTGACGAATATGTTTTCTTTTAAGTGGTTCAGTTTTAATTAACTCAAATTTATGTCTTGGTTTCCAGTTAGCCAAAACTTCATTGATATGCTTTATAACATTTCTACTCATGTTTTCAGCTGACATCATTGATTCATCTGATGTTACCCACTCACGAGCTAATTTTCCTCTATATTTACGTTCTTCATCTCCCATTTCATACATCTTCATAATAGCATCAGCTGCATCTCTAAAGTCAGCTCTATCATCATAGATATAAGGTGTTGGAACAGAACCTTGAATACTTATATTACTTGGAAATACTGGTATAGTCCATTCACCACATTGTTTATATTTACCAAAATGATTAGAACAAAAATCAGCGTCAAAATCAATCCATTTGCCATTTTCATCTACAAAACGCATTTGGTCTTGCATCCCACCTGTTACATTACCAATAATTGGTTTACCACACATCATTGCTTCAGTAAGTGATAATCCCCATCCTTCATTTGATGTTAATAAAATACAAGCATCAGAAATATTATAAACTAAATTAAGATCTGAAGTTGGTATTCTTGAATCAGAAAAATAAATTTGACTACATTGTTCATCAGTGAATAACATATCACGCACCGCATATAAGTCAGTACCATGTTCATCAACAGGTTGAGTATGTAATACTAAAGCGCATTTATTAGCTTTTTCTTTAGGTAATTTATCTAAAAATACCTTAAATGCAGCCATAGTATCTGGTATTTGTTTACGTCTAATATTTCTAGAGTTAAACATTAAAACAAAATCATATTGTTTATCACCGAATAATTTTTTCTTAACTTCATCTAGTTTAGAGGTATCTTCAATTGGGAAAAAATGTTTTTCATTAATACCATGTGGTACATAACTTAACACTTTATTTTTAGCTTTATCACCTAATACTATTTTATTTATATTAAGTGTTTGTTTTGATATAGCCATCAATCCATCACATGACTCATAATAAGGTTCATTATACAATGGAGCTGGATAATCATCCCAAATGTTAAGGTAAATAATAGGTATCCTTCTTCTAATTTCATTTTCAATTTGAAATAACCAAATCCAATATCTTGGATCTGTAAACATCATTAATGCATCTGGCTTTTCAAAATCTAACATCTGTCTGATATACTGAGCATCTCCATATCCACTTATTGGGTATAGAATAATATTAGCATCATCAATACCAGCATGTTTATTAGTATCAGCATTTAAATCAAAACGCTTACCCTGGTCTGGATGGTTAATAGCACCTCCAATGTTAACCCAATTGTAATGATGCGCTGTACCTAGTACAATTTCTCTAGCCATTGTTGATATACCAGATGTCATTCTGATATCATCACATAACAATAAGATTTTTTTCCTTTGCGATTGTGGAACGTAACTTTCTTTCATAACGTGATTAAATAATTTTTTAAGATTTACTACCTGTTAATGATAAGTTTGTATGGTTATGAAGTTGTTTTCTATAGTCTTCATCAGTTAGATATGAATGAATACTTCTATCAACTAATTTTTGTAGTGAGAACTTAGTTCTAACACATAATACTTTAAATTCTTCAAATAATTCTTCATTAACCTTAACACTAGTTAATTTACTTTTGTCCGCCATATATTATATTTTATATATATAAATATACGTATAGATTATAAAGCGACATTTTTATCGCAAAGTGTTTTATCATTATTAAATGGACAGTAAGTGCAAGAATCTTTACTTACTATTTTAGAATATTCTTTAATTACATGTTTACCATCATTATCAAAACATTCATTTAAAAACATACTAAATTTCTCAGCTGCTTGTTTACGCTTAATTTTACCACTAGCTGGTTTAAATTCAGTTATATAAGGAATAGCAAAAGCATCATTGTCCCATATCTTTCTCTTTAATATAAAGAACTCAACCTCAATTTTATCAACATCAATATTATATTGTTTAGCAAAATATTCTTTATAAAGCAATATTTGAGCTAACTTAATATCATCTTTTTTATCTTTATCTCTCCATCCTGATCTAGATGTTTTAATATCATAGATATAAACTTTATCTAAATCCTTATCATATAAAACAAAGTCAATATAACCTTTTAGAAATACATTTTTAGATAAACCAACCATTAGAGGCATCTCAATACCTAATAATACTGTATTACGAGTAGTAAAAAATTGGCCACGATGTTTTTTAAACCACTCAAGTATATTAACTCCATCCTCATAAAACTCTCTCATTTCATCTGGATTAGAGAAATGTTGTTTAGATGCTTCAAATTGTTCTTTATAAACTGCTCTAAAACGTTCATTAAACATTCCTACTATATCTTCTCTATCAGCTGCTGCTCCACTTTGCTCATACATTACTTTAAGATAATGTTGCATTGTTTCATGAATGGCAGTTCCAAATATAGTATGAATTGAGGCTGAATATGGAGCTAAATTCTTAACATAGGCTAAATACCATTGATGGGGACATTTACGCCACATTGAGTATTGAGAGTATGATACTGTTGATTGGTATCTATAATCAACTTCTTTAAGTTGATGAGTCTTTATTTTAAGTTCAATCTCTGTTAATTTACTTTTTGCCATATATCTCTCTTATCTTACTCCCCAGTTCCATATTATTAGGATATTGTTCAATTAAATTTTGTATATCAGGAATAATTGATTGTTCTTTTTTAATATATTGAGCTGCATCTAATAATTCTTCATATAGATGATTCATGTAGTTGTCCTTATTGTTTTCACCTAATGTTGTATTATATTTTTTATAACCACGTTCAGCTCTAGATTTTAAATCTTCAATCACTTGATTAGTGATATTGTCTTTAGTGTGTTTCATACGACTTTGTTCCATTAATGTTTCTCGTTCGCGTTCCATCATCATCATGTATTCGCGATATGATTTTGAATCTGATATATAACTCATAATATTAAATTTAAATAACCTAATTGGGACAGCCAAGTTAGATTAAATTAATTAATTATTATAACTGATTGTATTACTATTTTTATCTATTTTTGAAACATAGTTACGTTCAATTGAATTAGACAATTTATCGAATCGTGAATCAGTGTAACTATAATTCTCATCAATTCTACGATTAACAATATCAATTGCCTCATCTAATTTACGTTCAATTGAGTTATATCGTTCTTCAATTTCTCTCCATTGAACTTGGTTTTCATTCTCTAATGACTTGACCCTACGTAATGCCCAAATGACATTACCTACGAGCCAACCCAGTACCGCTGTCGCTATAGCAACTACAGCACCTAAAATAAATGTAATCATTTTTTGTTTCTCCTTTTTTTATTTGTACCTGGCTGTCCCAGATTAAGTTCCTTTTTAATGTTATCTGCTTCTATTATATTAGAATAATCTTTAGCCTCACGAGTACTACATTGATAATACTCAGCTATTGCTTTGATTGTTTCCAGATCATTCTTAGCACTTGCTTTAATATATCTAAAGAATGCTTTTTGTTTAGGTAATAACTCACAATATAGTTGATATACCTTTCTTTTAGGGCAATCTGGATAGCGTTGAATTAAATTAACAATATCAATATAATTTGAGTTCATACTAATAAATCTATTAATCATGTAAGTATTAAACTCAGCCTTATCTTCATCCGTGAATGTAGTCCACGGATGTTTATGATATGTTATTTCATTTAACCAATCAAATAGATTCATTATCTTTATTCTTAAGTGGCTCAGGTAAAAACTCTTCATTAACATGTCCACATGCAGCACAACTAAATACAGGCAATGGAATTAAAGCGTCTTGTGTAGTACCAGTTAAGAATTTAGATGCTTTTCTAAGCATTAATCCTTCTTGAAATACTTTACCACCACACTTGTCACAAACAATCTCAGCTGTTTTAGTTAAATCAATGTTTAACCTTGGTTGTTCTTGATTCATATTATAAATTTAAAAGTTTAGCTATACATCCCATAAAACATATTTCCTTATCTGCTATGGTTGTATTATGAAATAAATATTCTTCTATAATTATTGTTGACTCTGGAGATGAATAATGATTATGTAATGATTTATATAGTCCTGTAAAGTCATTAATATTGTTATCTGCTATAATTTGTCTAATATTATTAAATGCTGTTTTCTTTTTAGATTTAACTTCATCAATAATTTGTTCAATATAATTACTATCTATTACTTCAGTAAGTGTTAATTTGCCTTTAACTGAATTACTTTGTAATATATTAATTGCTCGTCTTAAATCAGGATATGTTTTTTTAACAATGTTAACTATATCTTTTTTATCATACTCTATACCCTCAGTATCAAGTATTTTAACTAAGTGTTTAGCTACTTCTTTAATATCAGCAGATGCTAAATGAAAACATGTTAATCGTGACTGTAAGGCGTCAATAATACGCTCAACATAGTTACAAGTAAAAATAAACCTAGTAGTTAAACTAAATGACTCAATAATATTTCTAAGTGCTGCTTGAGCATTTATAGTTAAAAAATCAGCTTCATCTAATATAACCACTTTAAGTGGTTTAAATGTAGCGCCTGAAGCAAATTGTTTTACTTTATCTCTAATTACATCAATACCATTTTCATCACTACAGTTCAAGTATAGAAAATCACAATTGATATTTTTAACTACTAACTTAGCAGCTGTAGTTTTACCTGTACCTGGAGAACCAAATAATAATAGATTAGGGAAATTATTTTTATCAATCCATTCCTTTAATCCATCAATGAATGCTTCATTGCCTAAATAGCCTTCAATATTATCGGGTCTATATTTTTCAACCCATAATGTATGTTTACTCATATATAATCCATTATTAATTCTTCACCATAACACATTCTCTGTAAGGTATGAAATTTTAGCTCATCATCCAAAGGTTTTGCTTCTTTGAAGTCATTACACCATACCAATTGTCCACCATACATCAGTCCACTGAAGTATTCTAGTTTTGAATTCATAACTATAAAATACTTGCGTTTTGGTTCTTTTTTACCTGTCATAATTATCTAGTTGTTCCTTTAGTTATAAATCCATCTTCAATAATCATATACTCACCACTAGTTCCTAAACAATCAATTAAATAATATCTACCACCAGCTGCTTTTTCAGCACCTATTAAATCAAGTTTTTTAACTTGAGTATGACCTACTACTTGAATGTATTTTTTCTTTAATCCTTTATCATGTTTTTTATTTACAGCCATTAATGATTTAGGTCTAATCCAAATTGGTGTTTGATAAGTATTATCACCATAAGGATCAGTACCATTAAAATCAAATGATTTAGGTTTATATTTAAATAGATCATTTAATAATTCTACTACATTATCTTCAACCCATCCTTCCTCCCCAAATTCACCATCCATAAATGTTGGACTAACCCCAGCGTGACTAAATAAAAATTCATCCATTTGATAAACCATTTGTAAATGCTCTCTATTAGCATCAATAGTAGGTTCAATTTGATGTTTAAATATTGATTGGTAACCTGATGTACCTGTATTTCCTACTTCTGGAAAGTAATGAAAGTCATGATTACCAATTAACATAATAACTTCCTTACCGCTTGATTTTTTATATTCAATTATATCAAGAAAATTATTTAATTGTTCTTCTCCTTTAATATCAAATGAATCAAAGTAGTCACCTATAAAGACAACCATATCTGGATTTTCTATATTAACAATCAATTTCCAAATTGAACGTCCATGAACATCTCCTATAACTACTGTTTTCATTTTTTAGCAAATTGTACGAAATATACTTTAACAGCAAACTGTTTTTGCTCTTTTATCGATTTAAATGTATTATCTCCTCTTAGGTCATATAATTCTTTTCTTATTTTGTTAACAATTGCCTCATCAATGTATCTCATCTCGCTATGACCATCTATTGTTTCAATTCCATCCATTTCAAAATCATATTTGATTCTAGGATATCTTTGTAGAAATTCATTTTCAATTTCGTTAGCTTCATCTTTAGGAAACCATCCACTGAATATGACTTGTAAATTATATTTTTCTAATAATGGATGATCTTTAAATCTATCCTCAACATTAAATTCAGTTGTGATACCAAATTTACTTATTACAGGTGGATTTTTTATTTTCATAGATTAAATGCTTCAATTGTTTCTTTAAATGGATTACCTTCAATCTGTTTAACTAGGTCTAACATGTCTTGAGCTAATTGTCTTACTTCTACTTGAGCATGTTCACTATTTCTTAGTTGTTGAAAATGATAGAATGAGCGCCAGTTAAACATTACATCCATTGTAATTTGTGAGTTGAATGTTTTAAAGAAGCGAGCTGATTCTTTAGCTCGTTTACGACCTAGAATTGGTGTTAGGTCTTCTAAACATTTGTGATATAGTTGATTACCATACCTTGTATATTCATCTAATATATCAGCCCAATTTTTTCTTTGTAGATGTTCCATACTACAAGGAATATCAGGCCAATCATTTGGAATATAGTACTTATCTTCCTTCAACTCCTTATATCTAGCACTCTCACCATTAACTGAAACACCAATGCGATGTTTAATTAAATGGATATGAGTTGCTTGATCTACTGTTACTAAGAAATGTAATGATGATTTTTCAAATGGTGTATGATGTCCTTCACTTGCTAGCATTTTAAGTAGTTTACCCACCCTAGCTTTCTTCTCATCAGTTATATCTCTAGATGTTGATGTCCAAGCCGATTGAGCGTGAATTAGATCTGAACCATAATAACCTAACAATTCTACTTTATTCATAGTGTTATTTTACTTACTGTTTTAATGTCATTATTTTTATTAGCCTTAACAGCCCATTGTTCTTGTTCTTGTTCTATTATAAAAGTAAATGGATCAATTGTTTCTTTAAATACTTTATCCATAAATGAATCAGCGTATTCTTCTCTTCTATCAATTAATGCTCTAAGTCTAATCAATTTTTCTTTATTATCTTCTATATTAGTATTATGTTCATGAACACGAGATATCATTTTGTATATAGCCCTAATCATGTTATAGTATGATTTAGCATTTTTCATTCTATCCATCATTTGTTCCCAATATTTAAATGTTTTAGAGGTTCTAACATCTAAAGCATATCTCATTCTATAACTGTATGTTATACTTGGATGAATTAATCTAACTGGAAAATCACCTAAATATACTTCAATGATATCTTTTTTTCTAAGCATTTCATCATTGAATATATCCATTTTAAAGTCTATAGTTCTCATTAATTCATCATCAACTGGTTCACTCCATTGTTTATAAAACTGCCACATATGAGCATTTGGATCAAATTTAGGTGCTTGTGTTGGATCAGTATTATACATCTCTGATTGAGTGGATTGTAGTCCAAAGAAATTTTTAAGTGTGGTCCATTCCTCTTCTGTAAATGGAGATAATAATCCAATATCAATATCACCTACTCTATCAATTGGTTCAAAACCTAATAATTTAAGGGATAAACTACCTGTTAGAACAAATTTATCATTCATTGCTAACATAGGTAAAACATACTTATCAAAAATGAGTTTAGTGTCATCTTTAAAATTATTAATAACACTATCTTTAAACTTCAGCCTCATTAGTCCTGTTTCAGGAACTAAGTCATATACAATATTCATAACCTAATTTTATTTAAATATACTAAAGTCTCCCAGCACCCTTATAATTTCTATTATAAGGATAACTACTTAGATTACTTATAATCACTCCTTCTCTTCTATTTGAAGCATGTACAAATTTATTATTACCAATAAAAATACCACAATGCCATCCTGATGGTGATACACTACTATTAAAAAATACTATATCACCTATTTCTAAACTGGATTTAGATATTCGTTTTGTTTGGCTCCATTGTCTCCAAGCTACATTTTCTAATCGTTCATTATATACTTCTTTATATAAACGTTTAGTAAATTGAGAACAATCAATTCCTGTTTTAGAACTACCTCCTAAGCGATAAGGAGTACCTAACCACTCTCTAACAAATGAATCAAGTGTTTTAGTTTGTCCATAACTAAATACAGATAAACTTAAAAATAATATTAATAATATCTTTTTCATTGGTTTGCTACTAAAGTTTTATAAATATCTACTATTAAGTAGAATAACATGGCTAATAATAGTAAGCCACTAATAAATATTAATAATTTACTCAGTCTCACTAGAAATAATTTCAGCGAACTGTTCCGCTGCTTTTGAATTACGCTCAGAGAATATTTGAAAAGCTACTTCATATCTGCCTTTTTCAATTTGGCATGGAAAATTTTCATCATATAAAGAATCTTTTTCATGTTGTAGAGTATTAATAACATTAACTAAACTATCTGTATTAGATTGTTTAACTTGAGTTCTTAGTTTAGATAATTCACGTTGCTGAAAATAACAAACTGTTAATACTGATATAGCACCTACAATTGTAAATGCTTGTTTGTACTTGTTAATTAGTTTTATCATAATTAAAAAATTTACTTATTACTTGTTGTTCACCTTTTGTTCTTGGTTTTGCTGGTGGTCTTTCTTTTACTTTGGCTTTTCTACCTCTTGGTTTACCTTGATATTCATTTTCATCTATAGTTTCCCAATTCCAATTAGCTATTTTCTTACGAAACGCTTCTCGCGCTCGTTCTATACTACCATTGTCTTTAGGATATACTGGTTCCATATATTAAATATGGTAAATTAATTTAGGTCAAAAGTCTCCTTCTGTATGACTTTTATCATCATCCCAATTTAGAAAATCTTCCCCTTTATAATCAGGATAATTTTTTTTCATGTTATCTATTCCCCTTACCCAGAAAATAGATACAATAAATCCTACAGCAAATGAAATAATTAGTCCCACCATCTTTCAATATTTTGTTCAAGTATGTTAAATAATAGTTTACGTGCTTTAGCTTGCTTATTGAAGGCAGCATCTAACTTTTCTTTAGTTAAATTATCATCATTGATAAGTTCCATCAGGTAATCTTCATTCTGTACTTTCTCAATTAGTCTAACACATAGCATTATTCTATCAGCATCATAATCAGAATTAGTATGATAACCATACTTACGAGTGTGTTCAGCTGTGAATAATAATTTGTATTTTAATATCTCAAAGATATGATAATAATCCCACTGTTCGTCCTTCCATATGATTGGTAACCAACGAAATAGATTAATGAGTCGTCTTTTAAATTGTCTTAGTCTCCACATAACATTAATTTAAGTAAAAATTCTTGGGTTACCTAATTTGAGGAATGAGATAAGTTAACATCTCCTAATATACAGTATTTAATGTTTTGAGTTACATCACTTGTAGCTACATTAATAGTAAAGAATGTGACTGGATTGATTGTAGAGAAATTAGTTCTAGTTATGTTATCATAATTAGTTGAGGTGAACCATAATACTTTATTTATCAATCTATAACCTGAATTGTGAGCTGCTATTAAATAAGTGTCACCTAAATCAAGTATACCATTTTCATTAACATCAGCTGCCTTCCATTGTTTAGTACCTGTCATTACTAAGCCTTGAGCTGTTACAGGTGGTGTACTTTCATTTTGTAATTCATTCCATATAGGAGTAAAATCAGCTGATGTTACACCTTGCATTGTTAATGATGGAACTAACTTATATGTTGAGTTTTGGTTTGGTAATGTAAAAGTATAAGTACCGTTTGTAGCTACTGTTTTATAGTCTACAAGTTGATCAACACCATTTACTACTCTATAGAGTGTAAGTAATGGCCTTGATGATAATCCAGCTGGTATGGTAACTGTACCTGATAATAAATTAGTTATAGCAACTACATTAGTAGTATTAGCAGTATAAAATCCAGTAAATGTAGCATCAGCTGGGTTAGTCCAAGTACCAAATTCAATTACATAGGCGCAACTAAAACTATTAGGTAAGTCATTCCAACAACCTCCTCCACCCCATTTAGTTACAGCATAGTGTTCTCCCCCAGCATTATTAGGTTCACCAGCGCACCAGTTGTTATATTGACCTGATATATTACCTGTTAATTGTCCATTAGCTGTTTTAATTAAAGTACCATTTTCAGGACCAGCATCTACTCTCCAATATCCTTCTTGAGCAACATCTGATAATGCAAACCATATATTACTTTGAGGTACATTAGCTATAATAAAATCTTGTTCTGATTGTGAAGTAATTGTTACAAGATAACCTGTCTGCCCCTTAAATGTTTGTTGAGCAGACATTGATTTAGCTGTTGTATATATTTGAGTTGTAGCTACAGGTAAATAAAAGTGACCATTAATAGCATTATAATAATACCCTGTTGGGTTTACTGTTGTTGATATTGATATTTGAACATTACCTAAAGTAGCACCTGTATTTACTTTTAATGATGCTAAAGCATTATTAACATTAGCCATTGTACCTGTAAAACTTAAACGTGTTTGGTTTGTCCAAGAGTTATACCCAGTAGCAAATGATAAACCTGTAGTTGTAGTTATACTAAATGTTGTACCTGCTGGTGGGTTTATAAATCCAATTGATGTTAATAGTGTTTGTGAGCCAAATCCACTAATAACAAATCCGCTTGCATCTTGACCAGCTAAGTTAACTTGATAAGTCCTACCTGGTGGAGCAGTAATTGACTGCCCAAATAACATAAATGGAAATAATAATATGACCAGTAATAACCTCATAAGTTAATCTTACTTCCTATTAGGAAAAACGACAATATAGGAAAATCAGGGTTGGTAGACAAATTTGCTTTATAATTAACATTGAATTTAAATCGCCTTGTTAACTGATAGTCAAATCCACTACCTATAAACGCACTAAATGTTCTATCTGTTGTTGTCACTTTATCTACAGTAGAATATATTAATGGTGTTGATATAATATACAACTCAGGAGATATAGTTAAACGTTTATTTGCTTTAAATGGTTTAGTATAGAATGCTGTTATTGATGGTGATATAAATGTGTTTTTCTGTTCACCAGTTATTAATGTCATAGCAGCACTAGTATTAAATCCAGTTACACCCCATTTACCAGCATTTAGTATTCCACTATAACCAACAAATCCAATTACATTACCATATGAATAAACACCAGTTAAATTAATGTTATGTACCCATTTTAACTTACCATTTTTACTAAAGTTAATTTTAGTGTATTTACCTGATAAGGCAAATTGTTTAAAATTAAACCATATCATTGATGTTAATCCCCAACTTGACATTCCTGTCATTGAGGATTGATTCATACTTAAATTAAGTATAGGTGTGAATGTCTTATCTAGATTTTGAGCTGTTGTAAAGTCAGATGATACTATTAGGGGATTAGTTGTTCCACTTTTACCTCCATTTTTTCCACCTTTACCTCCTCCCCCACCTCCGCTACTGCTATTATCGTCTTTAGAGCTATTTTGGTTTTGTTGATCTACATTCATTGTTGTAGTACCAGCTACTTCTTCTCCTTTTTGTTCAGTCCTAGTAGTAGTTTTAGCATCTCCTTCATTACCGCCACTATTATTGCCCCCGCTAGTACCGCCATTACCCCCGCCATTTTGATTGTTTCCTCCACTGTTTGAAGAACTAGTTGAACCTTGGTTATTATTGTTGTTTTCATTATTTTTAGTTTTATTATCCCCATCTTTATTGTTTTTAGAAGCAGCATCACTTGACCCAGCTGATGAAGCATTAGCAGTTGATGCTGATGTAGCAACACCAGTGATAGTACTTGAGGCTGCAGATTGAGCTTGACTCATAATACTACCAACTACACTTTGTACAGTGTTGCCTATAATTTGAGATGTGATTTGATTTTGTGTTACTTGTCCTTGCTGCTGTCCACAAGGAGATACTTTACGGTAATCAGCATAAACTTGATTAACCCAAGAGGCAAATACTCCACTTTGAACATCAGCTGATGTAAATTGTCTTGATTGGCCTAAAAAGAAAATAACAGTACCTGTAGCAGGAACTGAAAAATAAGTTACTTGACCAGTGCAAGGATCTGTAAATTGATGGGTAAGAGTTTGCCCATTAATGTTTTCTGTCGCTAAAAAGAGCAACAGCAAGGTGAAGTATATTCTTAATTTTCTCAATCATCAAATTTTAGTTTAATGACTTCAAAACAATATTATTTGCTTTAATACGTGCTGTTGTTTTACGGCCAGCTTTAATACTACGTTGATTATAATGTTTTTTCTTAGAGCGTGCCATGTTATTGCATTTTAAATATACCTTTCTTATGCATGCGGAGTAATATTTTACCCGCTGCTATTTCAAGTGCTTTTTTAGTTGAGGTACCTATTGTTGATTGATTAAATTTAACCTCACTAAAGTTATCATCATTCATTAATGTTAATTCTCTAACTGTTTTAGCATCACCTAAACCTGAACCAGTGAAATATTCTCCAGTTTCAGCATTAACAAATTTAACTTGTAAACCTAAACGAGTTACAACTGTGTTTTTAACTCCGTCTTTCATATTCACTGTCTCATCTTCTGAAACTGAGAAATCATAGCATTCAATATAGACAAAGTAGTGAGCTAATCTAATTTTACCTCTACCATCTAATTTATCTTGAGTAATTCCAGCTTGTGATGCTTGGAATTGCTTAACCATTCTATTTTTAATTTCAGTTTTGTCTTCAGTAAAGGTAAAGTGGTTAGTTTCCTCTAAGAATTCAACTACAATATTAGTTACACCTAAACCTACTCTTTTATCCTTCAATTCAGGATACATAGCATAGACATCTTCACTGATGCCTAAGCTAAGTATCTGAATTGGGATTTTAGGGCCATCATAATCTAATAGACTATCAATATTTGATTTTTTTTCAAATGATGCTTTATAATCTTCAGTTACAGTTTTACCTACAACTTGAGCAGTACACTTATTAGCTAGTGTAAACATTAGTATAAAGTATGCTATTATACCAATAATTGCTTTAATCATATTAGATTTTTTTTCCATTTTACTCTTCGGTTGGAGTTTCTTCTGATTTATTACCTTTTTTAGCATTGATAAACTTGTCAATAGATCCAATACCAAATGAACCTAAAACAATAACCATAAAGCCATCAAAGATAAACTCATTAATAACAAATTCTTCACCAGCAAATCCTGTAAAGATGTCAACGCCTAAAGCGATTACCATCATAAAGAAAGCGATAAATCCTACAACTGATTTTTCATTGATTGTGTTGTTGTCATCAAACAACTCTTTAATCCATTTCATATTTCTAGATTTTAAGGGTTATTACCATTTTGGTTCTTCTGAAAATTCTTTTTTCTTCGGAGCAGGAGCTGGAGCAGCTGGCTTTTCAACTATTTTTTCTTTAATTATAGTTGTATTACCACCTGCAGCTTGTTGTTGCTGTTGAGTGTTGTTAATAACAATAGTTGGTTGAGCTGGAGCAGCTTGTTCTGTTTTAGCTTCTTCTTTGTCCTCACTATGGCCACCAAAAAATGTAGTGGTAACCCAAGTACCAGCGCCTAATACAGCTGTGCTAAGTGTTCCAATAATTGTTTTCTTAAGACCTGACCATGTTCCGTCATTATGGTCTTGTACATTTGTTTCTTCTGACATGTTATTTAATTTTAAATTTTAACAAATTGTTTTGCTAAACGTTTTTGATTTTCATTGTCTAATACTAATAAGTAACGTCCGTTAGCAGCTGATGTTAAATCAACTTGCTTAATAACAGTTGTTACATAATCATCACTCCATATTCTACCAATGTCTTTAATTTTACGACCTTGAATATCATATACTGTAGCTAATGATGTCATATTTGATTTAGGAAATACTACTACTAATTCAAAGAATCCACTTGTTGGGTTTGGTCTAATTGTAGCTGTAATTTCACCATCTGGAGTTGGTATTAATGATTGTCTTGTAGCTAATACTACATAATCAGATAATAAATTAATATTGAAATGATCTCCATTTCTATCAGCGGCATCCATTAAGCTTCTAACATATACGTTAGTCATAATGTCGTTAGTACCAATTGGAGAGAATTTTAATTTAAATGGAGTAGCATTACCAGTTAATGATCCTAATATTTGGTTATTCATTCCTCCAAAGCGAATAATACCATTAGCATCATCGTGAGTCATATATTGTAACCAAGGTCCTTGAATGTTTGATATGATTTCCTCAAATTTAACTTTAGTTGGATCATATCTCATTTCAAATTGTAAGCCATCATTTTTAATACCATTTGTGTTGATATTAAAATTAGCATACATTGCTTGACCAGTTGGAGCAGTTACATTTGGAATATTAACATCAAGTGTTCCAATATATCTAGCAGCTGCTACTAAATCACCATTTGCGTTATATACTGGAGATGAATGTGTTCTGTCAGCATCACCTAAAATGAAGTATTTAATATCCACACCTGTTAAGTTAACTAATCCAACACTATCATAAATGTAAGTTACACCGTTAATATGAGATGACCAGTCATTCCATTGGTTTACACCTAATGCTAATGAATCATAAGTATTTTTAGCAAACGCATTTATTAATTTAGTTGTATCAATTGGTTTTAATCCTGATACTGAGGCATAGATTGAATAAGCATCACCACCATCTAAAGTACCTGTTTTATTAACATCAGCAATCAAGTATGCTAATCCATTTCTTAAATATGTTCTTGGAAATGTCTGGTTAACATCTGTATTAGTATATTCATCATATGTCTTAACAGCATCAGCTATTGTCACAGCATTGTCTCTAATAGTAGCAAGTGGAGATGGAAACTTAACATCTAGTTTATACCTTGTATTTTCATCAATATTATCTAAAGTATAAGTACCATCAGCATTTACTGTTACTGAATCGATAAATGCGTTATTGTTTGCTTGATAACACCAAATAACAGGCTTTAATGTCATTTGAGGACCTAACCATACTTTACCTGATAATGTTAAATTACCTAATAATTTAATAGCTAATCTTTGGTTTGTAAGTTGAGCTACATTATCACCAATTGTAGCACCATTAACATCAAACATACGAGCCCAGTTCACAGTAATTGTATCTGATACGTAGTTTGGAGCTACAGCGTTAATCTTATACTTGTTATGGATAATATAACCATTAGATCCAATAGTAGATCCACTTGACAATACTAAATAGTTACGTCCTACAGTCCAATCTGTATTTGAAGTGTAAGTATAAGTACCATTTGAGTAGGTATTATACTTGTAGTTATCCCAAGTTTTATAACTTACTGATGGAGTCATTCCATTAACAGCAGCGTCAACTGTAGTTGAGATATAAGTTAATAATGTTTTCTTGTACTGCCAGTCAACCTGGAATGTACGAATATCAGGTGAACCTGGTCTGTAGTACCAAGCTACATCTAATGTATCTCCCCTTCTTACAGTAGCAAGAGTCTGGAAGTGACCAATTTGAGGGGTTTGGGCGAATGTAGTTACATAACTAATTAAAAGCGAAAGGGCTAATAATAGTTTTTTCATAGTAGTTTATCGATTAGGTTAATAATGGTTTTTTTAAGTGCAGAACGAGCTGACGCTTGATTAAAACCACCACCTTCATCAATTATCATAGTTGAGGTAGATATTTCAGAACTCTTACCTGTTGCAATGTATTCTTTAGGCTTTTTATCATTTGTATAAAGAATACCTTTTATTCTAATTATTGTTTCATTTTCTGTTTTATGAAATACACTTACACCTGTAGCTGTTTGTTGAATGTCAAAATATATAATCTCAAGATCTAATCTAAATGCTGTACTGTCATTAGTTAAATCATGTCCTTTATCTAATATAACTTCTTCAGCTACATTTTTAACACCAAATGCTAAATTTTTATTACCTGTTAAAGGACCCATTTTAACTTTATTAGTCACACTACCAACATATACTGTAGTTGGTTGCGCAGCTAGTACTGTATATAATGATATCAATATAATAGTTAAAAACAGTCTCATACTTTTAATTAGTCAGGTATAAATATAAAAAAAAGACGGTTCATTATTGAACCGTCCTTTACTTTTTTAATTTAATTTATTAAGGACATATTATACAACCACCAGAAGTTATAGCTGATCCAGTTGAGTAAACATATGTACCAGATGATAATGTGAAATAAGATGGAGGATTTATAGATCCAGAGTGAGTGAATGAAACAACTGTTTGACCTGGAGTTATTCCATTAAATGATCCACTACCACAACTTGATCCACTATTTATATAAATTGATCCTGATAATAATTCATTGCCACTTCCGCTCCAATAGAAGCTAGCTGTTACTCCTGTATTAGTATAAAATGCTTGACTACTTGAAACATAAGCGTAAACAACCATACCACTATAAGATGATGATGGAGCACATAAATTAATAGCTATACTTGATGTACCAGGTAATGGAGTTGGGGTTGGAGTTGGAGTAGCTGTTGGAGTTGGAGTTGGAGTAGAGGTTGGTGCCGGAGTAGTAACAGCTGGTGTTCCAAGTCCAGCACCAGCAGCAGCTACTGCACTTTGCATACTTTGCTGTTGTTGTAAAGCCTCAAATAATTGAGTGGCATATAGATTAGATTCCATCATATATTTTTTACTCACTTCATTAAGTGGTAAATTAACATTATCAGCTCTTTTTACATATTGAGCCCAAGGCCCTGGATCAAGTTGAATACGATACATTATTTTATTTTTTAATTATGTCGGATATAAATATAGAAAAAAAGCAACTAATGATAGTTGCCTTTTAAAAAATTGTGGAGGAGACCGGAATCGAACCGGTGTATCCGTAAGGAACAATAACACCAGCGTATCACATGCTTATCAAGATTTTTCACACCGCTCTTGCTGACGGTGGTAATGGTTCGACTTGGCCAATACGCCATACTTGGGGCCGTTAGTTTTGGTTAACGTGCCATCCACCACCTAATTTTATGAAACTAGGAAAACTAAAGTGCTGTTCTGTTGCAAGGCTATCAGCTGCCCCTTGCGGATTAGGCTGCAAGAGCGTAATCGGCGCCTACGAATGACATTAAGTCATCGAAGGTCATAGTTGACAATTCGTTGTCATTTATTTGTTGAAAGTTTGTTTAAAGGCGACACATCCAACCGCCTGCATGTAGTGGTATCTTCACATTACGGAGCAATACCTGGCTCCCCCATAAATTAAAGAACTAAAAAAGTTCATCCATTGGTCGCTTGGCGTCCGCTGGATGAACTTGTTAGCTTAAGCTAATTACTTAACTTCAACAGCAGGTGTAGAAGCGGTAGTGTCAACAGCTACGGCTGTAGTATCTACGGCTACAGTAGAATCAACACTAGTTGAATCAACAGTTGTAGCGGCTCCTTCACTTGAGTTGTTACAAGCAGCGAACATAATTACAGCTGCGATTGCGAACATTACTTTTTTCATTTTCCTGTTTTTTAATTAATAATAAATATATCGTACCTGAGGCCGGAGTCGAACCGGCACGGGCGTTTCGGCCCAAAAGATTTTAAGTCTTTCTTGTCTACCTATTTCAACACTCAGGTGTTTAATTTTTTAATATAATTAAATATACTATTCTTTTTTTGGGTCAGAAATATTTTTTGTAGTCCCGACAAGAATCGAACTTGTATCCACTGCTTAGAAGGCAGTTGTTCTATCCGTTGAACTACAGGACCTAAAGTCAGTTGACCCTCCCGGGTTCGAACCGGGGACCTAATGATTATGAGTCATTTGCTACTAACCAACTGAGCTAAGGGTCAATAAGCGGAGACTCAGGGATTCGAACCCCAGATACGTTTTCACGTATGACGGTTTTCAAGACCGTTGCATTCAACCGCTCTGCCAAGTCTCCATGTCCCTCAGGGATTCGAACCCCAACTAAATGGACCAAAACCATTTGTGCTACCGTTACACCAAAGGACAATTTACAGAGCCAGAGACAGGAATCGAACCTGCGACCTATTGATTACAAATCAATTGCTCTACCTGCTGAGCTACTCGGGCATATTTGCTGACCCTGCTGGAATCGAACCAGCGGCACGGCTTTGTTCCCGGCGTTTTGGTATTCGCTAGTACTGAAGCTTGCTCTAACCTACTGAGCTAAGGGTCAGACGTGGCGTCAATGCTTATCGCACCGTCTTCAGGTACTCGGTACGGGAGTCGAACCCGTATTTCATCCGTGAAAGGGACGCGTCCTAACCATTAGACGAACTGAGCGTGTCGGGATGGCTGGATTCGAACCAACGACCTCTTGGTCCCAAACCAAGCATACTACCGGACTGTACTACATCCCGATTAATTTATATTTTAAATTAAAATCTTAATTCAGGTCCAAAAATATCTTTTAAATGTTTACAAAAATAATCTTTACATATTTTAGGTCTAATATCATAAACACTACATGATTTATTTTCTTGATCATAAAACATACAGAATTTTCTTTCACTATTCATATCTACTCTTAAAGTTGGATAAACAGCTGGATTTTGAAAATGTTTTTTATCAGGGAATAATTTACTACCTTCTTCATAATCTATAAAAACATCTTCATATTTCAATCCATTTCCAAGTCTTTCTAAAAATTCTGAAGTGTCATAAATTGGGCCTAAAACAAAATTACTATCTGTGACATTACAACAACCACCATGGTGATTTTGTTTACCAAGGCAACTATTGCTGCATATGTCACTACAATTAATCAAAATTAATAACCTAATTCAGAACTAAAATTATCTTCTTTTTTCTTCTCAGTTGGTTCTTCATGAATAACAGACTCAGTTGTTAATATAGTGCCAGCTACAGCAGCAGCATTTTCAACTGCTAAACGAGTTACTTTAGTTGGATCTAAAATACCTTCATCCTCCATATTAACAAATGTCTCTGATTTTAAATCATATCCAAACCAAGTACCATCTAATTTACCTAATTCATATAAATAATAAGTTGGGTTAGATAAACCAGCGTTTTCTAATATTTGAATAAACGGTGATGATAATGCTGAATAAACAATTTTCTTACCTGTATTAAAATCATCACTATCTTCTTTAGATGTAGTAATAGCTTCTCTAGCATATAATAACGCTGCGCCTCCACCTGGTAATACTCCTTCTTCAACAGCGGCGCGAGTGGCAAATAAAGCGTCTTCAACTCTATCTTTATACTCTTTTAACTCAATTTCATTATTACCACCTACATTAATAATAGCTACACCACCAATTAACTTACCTAAACGTTCTTGAAGTTTTTCTTTCTCAAACATTGATTGAGCTTTATCAATTTGTTGTTTAATTTCTTCAGCACGAGCAGTAATTGCTTCTTCACTACCTTTACCATCAACAACAGTTGTTTTCTCTTTTTCAACTGTCACTGTTCTAGCTTTACCTAAGTAAGCTGATAATTGAGCTACATTAAGTTTATCAAGTTTTAATCCTTTTTCTTTACTAATAACTTGACCACCAGTTACAATAGCTAAATCTTCTAATAATAATGTTCTACGTTCACCAAAATCAGGTGCTTTAACAGCTACTACTTTAACAATACCTCTCATCTTATTTACAATAAGAGTTGCTAATGCTTCACCATCAATATCTTCAGCTACAATCAATAATGATTTATTTTCACTATTTACTTTTTGTAATACATTTAATAATTCAGCAGCTGCTATAATTCTACCATCATAAATTAAAACATAAGGGTCTTCTAATACTGCCTGCATTGTACTATTATTAGTTACAAAGTAAGGTGATTTAAAACCTCTATCAAACTGAATGCCTTCAACTACTTCAAGTGTTGTTTCACCTGTTTTACTTTCTTCAATAGCAACTACTCCATCACGACCTACTTTTTCAAGAGCTGTAGCTACTAAATTACCTGTAAATTCATCATTATTAGATGAAATAGTAGCTACTTGTTTTAATTGTTCTTCTGATGAAATGTCTCTACTGTTTTTCTTTAAGGCGCTAACTACTTGTTTAACAGCGGCATCAATACCTTTTTTAATTTCAACAGCATTGGCTCCAGCTCTAACTTTGCTCAAACCTTCTTTAACCATAGTGTTAGCCAAAAGAGTAGTAGTGGTAGTACCATCTCCAGCTGTGTTGGCTGAACGTATTGCAGCTTGTTTAACAATTTCAGCCCCAATATTTTCAATTGGATCTTTAAGTTTGATTGATTTTGCGACTGTGACTCCATCTTTAGTTGATTGAGGTAATTCATTTTCTTTTTCAATAATAACATTACGACCAAATGGACCTAATGTTGTGACAACAGCTTTAGATAACTTATCTACGCCGTCAGCTAGTTTTTGTCTAGCGTCTGTGTTATAAACTATAATTTTACTCATAAATTGATAGAATTTCTGTTTCTTTAGTTACAATATAATCTTCTCCATCTACAGTGATTTTGACTGATCCCATTTTAGGAATAAGTACTTTTTGGCCAGGTATTAATTTAGACTTAACATAATCTCCTGTATGCCAATTGTAAGTGTCACTCACTGATATTACTTCTCCAATTTCAGGTTTTTCTTTACCTAAATCAGGAATAACAATATTACCGTAGGTTTGTTCTTCAAACTCAATAGGTTTAATAATAACATGACCATTAACTGGTGTTAATTTATTCATAATACTTTATTTTATTAAATATACTAATTTTTTTCTTCGTCTCCAAGTATTTCAATTTCTTCTATTTCATCTAGAAAGTACAAATAACCTTCCTTTCTTAATACTTTATCAGCACCACACCATTCCATCACTAAATCAAGATTATTACCTGTGTATTTAGGATCGTCAAGTATACGTCTAATTAGTAAATAAGCCTTGTCTTGAAAATAAATTACTTGTCTTGAAATCATAACTGAGATTAAGGTAGGTCTCGTTTTAAATTATCCTTTAAGGATTTGTTTTTTATTTACTTTGATTTCAATTTTCCTAGGTGCTTGTTCATCAGCATAAGGAATATTAAGTACAAGTAAACCTCTATCTAATGATGCTTCTAATTTAGTTAAATCAAATTTAGATGCTACTTTCCAAGCTAAATCAAATGAGCGACGAGCAATACCTCTTTGGAGATATTTAATTTGATAATGTTCTGTTTCTGGTTTTTCGTGTTTAACACGTAATGTGTCGCCTTCTACTTGAATGTCTAAATCTAATTCTGTGAGACCTACTACTGCGAGTTCAAATCGTAACCCTGTTTCTGTTTCGTAAATATCAACTGGGTAGTTGATTTTGTTTTCAATTGTGTTGAAATTTGAATTTACATCGAAGAAATTTTTCCAAACGATGTCAAATGGGTCAATACCCCAATGTGCAATTTTTGTCATTTTGTTTTGTTTTGTGCCCCCTAAGGTGGCGGTTAATTAATAGTCATAACTTCGAGACCTACCTGTATCTCGTTTTATATAAATATATCATTGATTAGAAAGACGAACTAAATAATAAGTAGATTCTATAGAATCTTCTTTAAATGATATTTTCATTAGTCCTTCACTACTAATATTAATTGTACCATATACTGCTTCTTCATTTGCTTTTAATACTTCCATCATTATATCAGCTGGGAATGGAATTTCATCTAATCCAAACATTGATTCACAGATAGTTTTAAATTTGATTTTATTTGCATATCCATTTCCATCACCAATTACAATTAATAATTCAATAATATCATCTTTAGTTTCTGTCTTAACAGTAAATTGTTTAACGTCACCTAATGCTTTTTTAGCATTAGCAAACTTATTAATAAACTCAGAGTCAATATGAACATCAGCATCATAACTAGCTGGTTCATTAATTGTAGGTACTGTTTCAATCAACATTAAGTCTGATAAGTAATAATTCAAATCATATTGATTATCTTGTAATGTTAATTCAAGTGGTGTACCATATGGGCTTTTAGTTAAACCTAAAACAATAGTACTATCCATTATTTTAACTAACTTATAAAATTGACTAGTATTATATATACCAACTTGAGTATCATCTAAATCAAAATTAGGACTAGTTACTTTACCAACTAAATTTTTCATTGGTGTGATAAAGTCAACTGTTATGTTTTTATTCTTAATATCCCATTTAACTGACTCAACAGTACCATTAAGATGATACTTGTCAATAATTGATGTTAATGTTTGTTTATTCATATTATTTCCAAAATATTTGTAGTACGATAATAGTAAATGCTAATCCCAAACATGTTAATGTTTTAGGTGTTGGATGTTCTCTAAACACTAACCAACTCATAATTGTAAAAATAATAACACCAACTCCAAATCCAATTAATCGACCTGGCCAATTTGCATCATATACTTCATTAAACATTTTAGTTGTTTTAATGAATATAAATGAAATAGGTAATCCTAATAACATCATAACTAAAGGATTTTCTCTTGGAAACTTCCAAGCTATTTGTCCCTGTAATTGAATAAATGATATTACTTGAGCAACAGCGGCTAACAATAATGCGTAAAATATTTTCATATATTAAATATAATATCTTTTTTAGAATGAAAAAAACTTATTAGCATATTGATTTAAAGTTGGAAATGACCATTTCAAATCACTGTATATACCTTGTAATTTATTTAATAGTACTGAATTGAATCCTTCTTCTCTATCAACAAAT